TGATTAATGTCACGACTTTCACCGTACGACTGCAACTCCTCAAGGAGACTTTTTGTTTTCTTTTGCATAGAGTGTAAAGATCCTACTGATTGTATTTATTCATAAAAGTCAAAACTATTTCTTTAGTGAGTTAAGCATTGCCTTTAGTTTTGCACTCTGTACATCTGGAACAACTCTTTTTTCATCTGTTCCCATAGTGTTGTGAACAGCATCGTTTATTGTACCCACAGTACTAGTATTCTTGATCTGACTTGCACTAGGTTGTGGTTTACTATCGCCTTCTGGATCTTCATCTGTAATACGCATCGTCTCAATATTATACTCTAAGTCAATCTTTTGACCAACACCAGTAGATGAACGAGACTTCATACACTGAATCTGATACTTGCCCCGCTCACGCATTGATCGTGAAGTAAAGATACCGAACACGTTGTCAGCAGTATTGATCTTTGAAATACCACCTGCAATGTGACTGTGATCAAACTCGATCTCTTCAACAGCCGAACGATTTAACTGAGATGCAGTTACCATTAGAACGCCTAGTTCTTTCGCTAGGTTTCTAAGTTCTTCTGACACATACTTGTCCTTGATAAACTGATCGTTAGGATTTACCTTGACCGATACGGGCATGACAAGATCAAGATAGTCAATCATCACAAAATCCACTTTGATTCCAGTTTGTATTTGAACTTCTTTGAGATAACTGCGAATGTCGTTCACTGTGCTTTGTGCTGGCAAGCCCTTAACACGATACTTACCAGACTTCTTGCCCATCATCACGACCTTTAATCCAGTTGTCTCAATGTCTTTACGAATGTCTCTCGTGCTCATGCTAGTCAACATCGCATCTGTACGCAATGAGGTCAACTCTTCTGAAAGTTCAAGACTTATGTAAACACCGCTCATCACTTGTTGTAGCCAGTTTAAAGCAATGTTCATCATGACAAGTGACTTACCAGACCCAGAGCCGCCCGCAAAGATGTTCAACTCGCCGCGACTAAATCCACCATACAATAGACGATCCATCTGGGGCCAGCCTGTGCTGACCTGGCCGCCTGCATTGAAATACTTATTGATACGATTTGTAGGATTCGCAAAGTAGTCAGTACCCATGTCACGCTGTAGACTGATTTGAACCGCGTCTTTGATCAGTTTTTCAACAGGGTCGAACTCACCCTTTTCAAGCATGTCTGCTGCCTTGAGTATTGCTCTTTCAAGTTCTTGACGCTTTGTGAATGATTCAAACTCTTCCAAGAACCAATCAAAGTGCCCTTCTGTAAGTTCAGGGATAGGTTCAATATCTTCACCAGTTGTCGCCTTGATCTGCAATGGATCAGGCATGATGCTATACTTCGTAGAATGCTCAACCATGAACTCCGCAACTGGACGTAACTTACGATCAAAGTTCTCAGCATTCATGATATTCATGACGCGAGTATACAACTCGGCATTAGTTACCATCATTCTCAAGAATAATGTTTGAACATCTGTGTTATACTCTTTTAGCAATGCGTTTCCTATTCATCTCTATCTTAATCTTACTGTTCGTTGCGTTTTGTAGTATACTTAGTAATGTCGCTAACTTGCCATATTTAACTACAGCATCATTGACATCCTTTACATCTGGTCCCCAATCTGGAATAGACACTTGAAAGCCTAACTCCAATGCTCGTTCGCATATCGTTAAGCCTGTCTTATCCATATCAGGAACAACAATGACTCGTCTATTGAGTGAGCGTATCAAGATAGCCTGTTCGTCGCTGATCGTATCATGCGTCAATGCAAGTGCATCTAACGATAGTGCATCAAATATGCCTTCGACTACGATACATACTTCCCAGTTCGGCTTTTGAAAATCATATCCAAACACATATCCTGGCTGTTGTTCTTTAATGAACTTGGGAATGCGATTGTCAAGATAACGACTTGTGTGTCCTACGATTTTGTTCTTATATGTATAGGGAATGATGATACGATTTGCGTTTCGTCCCTCATCATCAGGAGTGACCATGAAAGGATAATCAGTTGTCTTAAATCCTCTGCTATTCACATAGTCAGTAAAGTATTTGTGCTTTATATTGTTACTGTCAAGCATTTCAGCATCAGGTAGTGTGACTTCTTCAAATCTAATATGTGATCGTTGTTTCTTAGATGTCACATATTCAATCAAATCTTTTTGCTGTAGACTTTCTAGGTTCCACTTAGTGATCTGACTGTCTTCTACGCCCATCCAGCGTAGCAACTGCTTCGTGTTCGCACTAAGTTGCTTGCCTAATACGAATCCGCACTTGAAGTTACAGTTGAAACAGTTGTAAGACCAGTTGTTATCGCCGTCATGTTTGATGCCACCACGCATTCTCTTGTCAACTTTATGCCCGCGATTATGACAACAAGGTGCGTTGAAACTATACCAGCCACCTTGTGTACGCTTTTTCTTTCCTGTTATTACATTTAGGATATCAAACATGATATCAGTATAGCATATCCTGTTGTTTAATCAAGTATTCTGGTAACTTAACGGGAGATTATGTTAGTAACTGCGCCTGCATTACTGGTGAATCCCATTCTAATGAACGGATGAAAGCCTCTGACTACATAACCCAAAGTATCTGTAATGGAATCATAAGTATGTAGTTCAATAGGATACCAATCAGAATCTGGTTGGCAGGAACCTTCGATAACTACATTACCATTGAACTCTTCATATCTAGCCTGAATAGTCAGTATAGGATTATCTTCAGTATTGATTACGCTAGTATGATAGACGAGAGGTGTCGTTACATTTGGTGCCAGATTAGGAAACGCTTGTCCAGTTGGAATCGTTACAGTTGACGATGGTACGAATGCGGGTAGAATAGAGTTGACAATATTTAGGTCACCGCGACCACCTGCATTTTGATCAACGAATACAGGATAGTTGAATGACCCTACTGGAATCTCAAGTGTATAGTAGCATAGTTGCGGAGGAATGTTCTCAATATCAGCGGCATTCAAATCAAGAGTCGCGATACCAGTTAATGCAAACTGAAGATTTAGGGCTTTGGTCAGTAATATTTTACCACCGTTATAGTTGATGATTCTACAAGTGATTTCCTTGCCGGTGATATCAACGGGCTTTTGTTGCTGATTCAAGAACTGGAACTGCAACTGGTTGTCTACACCTTTGTGCAGTGTAAGTGTTTTTGCATACTGTGGCATATACTTCCTCGGTGAGTTTCCTGACAGGGTAACAACTATTTGTCGTTGTGTATATACATAAACTGAAGTGGAATACACTGATGTTGCTCCTTGATATAGTATTTAGTCTTTATAATATTAAAATATTAAGTTTGGGCAACCTAGTGTAAATACAGTTACATCATGGACGCAAACGATTTTTTCATTAAACTGAGCAACAATCACCCGTTTATCACGGTCTGTTCCTATGCCTCACAAGACTTTGTAGGTATCATTCAGAATCGCGATGACATGGTAACAACCATGTACGATTACGGGTCAATATTAACAGCCGATCTTAAGGCTAAGTTTTTGGAACTAGGAGACATATGGTGGTGGGAATCAAATAGAACGATTCCCATTAACCTTTTCCTGAAGGATGATTGGGTCATCTTCAAGCCCTACATTAGAACATTCAACAACAAGAGCCTAGAGATTCTACACGGTCCTGTTGTTAGTATGACAGACTTTACCAAGAAACGTGCTAAGCGTAAGAGCATTACCCTTGTTAAGCGGATGCTCTAAACTTCTTCTTCAAGTCTTTAACTCTCGTTTCCTTAGCCATCTTCAACTTCATTTCACCAACTCGTTGATCAAACGTGATTCCCAATAGGTGATCAAACTCGTGCAGATAGACACGAGCCATCATTCCCGTAAGTTCATCTTCAACCAACTCACCTGACGTGTTTTGATAACTGACAAAGCAACTGTCGGCTCTTGAAACCTTTAGCCAAAGTTCGGGGAAACTCAAGCATCCTTCTGTGTCAGTTGTGCGGCCTTCTGAAAGAGATACAATCTTTGGATTGATACAAACTACCATCTTCGTAAAGTTGCCCATGATGAAAATCGTCTTATTGATTCCACATTGTGGTGCAGCAAGACCAACACCGCCATTCTCAGTCAATACTCGCACCATTTCTTTAACGAGTTCGGTTGGATCACCGTCAACCTCAAAGTCCCAAGGAGTAGATGGTTGTGATAGTTGCGGATCGTTTTCTTTGAGTAGTGTTAAAATCATTGTTCTTCTCCTGAAAAAATGTTAGACCAAATCTTTAGTCTTTCCAATTTAATAGCCTTTGACACGGCCAACTGATCAGCATCGATAATGCCTCGATCTAATAGGATGTCTACCATACACAGTAAATCACCCAACTCATTGGTTAGCAACTCACGATTAGTAGGTCCTGTGTAGTTAGATTCTAATCCAAACCTTAGTGATTTGGTTACAATCTGTGTTACTTCAGCACATTCTTCTGCCGTGATAACTAGAATTTCTTCTATAGTGTTCATTAACTGAATCCCTTTAAAATACCATATGATAATACTGCTATGATAAACACGTTACAAGTTAACAGTGCCATATCCTTGTCTTTATATGCTGCATATGTCCACAACACAGTACCTATAAATCCGATCACCATATCTTCAACGTGATAGCCTAATGCACGAAGAATAGTTGCGACAATCACACCAGTTGTACCGAGCCACTTGATCCAATTCATGCTTTGTTTTCCTGTTCTTTTAGTAAGTTCATGTGGACGACGACCAGTTGTGCGTAGGATATCGCGTGAGCTTTCTTGAAGCTATACCCAGTTTGATCTTTATCCCACACAGTTTCGTTGATCTCTTTCCAAGACTTACCTAACAGATGTCGTTTTGCAGGTCTGATCGCTGCTAGGAACATTGCTAGTCTAGGGATAGAGTTGATAGGTTCTGGCATTCTGCTAACAGAATCAGCCTGATTGCCGAGGTGGATCAACTCTAGAACAATACTACGCTTCTTCAGCATAGACCAATCTGGTTCCTGCATCATACGTAATAAATGTTCTTCATCTTTGATCAAGTTGTAGACATGAACGTTGAGCAAGTCAAGTTTGAAATAGCCGCGTTGTTCTGCTTCAGCATAATCAATCGTAGCCATATCATAAACAGGATCATAGGGGATATCAGTGACATAAACCCCAGACGAATGCTTCCTGATAGGAGTGACGTTACGCATAGATGCAGGCGTATGTTTGATAAGACTTAGTATCTTATCCCGATCACCTACGTCAATGTCAACATCTGCATCTAAGTTCATTTATTTGCCAATATAAACCAAGTAAGTTTAGATTCTTCTTCTTCAGTAAGATCAATGTGAACTTTATATACCAATGGTCCTTCAGTAGTCACGTTCAATCCATGTGTCCACCACCGAGTCCCCTCTATGCTTACGTTTTCAGTTAACCAAGTTTCAACAGTTTTCCGTTGCTGAGGAGGAAACTCATAAATCTTAGTCATTTGAGGTGAGTAAAGCCTGCGTCATACAGTTTCCTGTATGCACGTTGAACACATGCAGCCTGATGAGCCGCATCTTCTACTGCCTTGTGTGAGGTAACATGTCCACCGTCTTTGAGACTGACGCCTGCAAGTTCATAGATAGTACGACAATCGCGGATAGACCAAAACTGCCAAGGAGTCTTGATGTCAAGTTCGGCGAAGGATGACTCTGCAATCATGATGTCAAAGATAGAACCGTTAGACCAAACAGCCTTTCTGTTCCAGCAAAACTTAGCAAGTTTCTCCATACATTCCTTGTACGGGATACGATCATGATCACCCATTGCCTCGTTGATAGCGTCAGGGCTTTGTTCGCTCCACCAACGTAGAGTGTCTGCACTGATTGTACGATTGTATACGTCTGTTTGTTCATCCATAGTAGGACGAAGTTCGATTTGTTCGATAATACCGGATCCCATTGGATCAAACAGTACCGCGCCGATTGTAAGGATAACAGTTGACGTAGCAGTGTCAAGCGTTTCCATGTCAATCATAATGTGTTGTGCCATTAATTCTTTTCCATATGTTGTCTATTCTGTATAGTAGCACTGCTTAGGATATTAAGCAAGTGCAAAAAGTATATCATGGGTAAATATTTCATTTTGTCAGCAACCAAAGCATGTAGGATTTATCATCAAGAATGATGGTTTGAGACCCTTTAAACCACTTGCCTAGATATTTAGGTTCGCCTAAGTTGTCTATGCACCATCGCTCAAGTGGGGATATGTTTGATATCCTACCTAAGTTAGGAATGTTGTAAAACTTTGTAGGAACCCAACCTTCGCCGTCTACCCAAAGTTGTTTGGTAACGATGTTTAACTTTGGTGTGTTGTCTTCTTCATGCCATATAATCGGAGTAGGAGAGATCATCCCCATGCTAGTTTGAGCCATATATAATCTCTTTCATATCTAAACTTAATGCGGGTAACCGATCTGGGGTCCTGAAATATATAGAAATTACCAGCCCATATACAATGTCTTTCGCATTGTGCTATATTCTCGTACAGCCATCGTATGACTTTATAACATCCTGGCTCATCGTTTTCTATATCCCAAAGAGTAGGTATAATGACCTCGTACCAGCCAGGCTTGCAATCATTCCAGGCTTTGTTGGGTGGCATATGGGATATAGGATGAGGAAAATCCATCAGTACCCTGCAGCGGCTAATAGTTCTTTGATCTGCGGAATGATATCTGCGTTACGCACAAACTTGATCGCCCATTGTTCTGGATTGATATAATCTATGATCATCTTTTGATGTATCTCATCAAGGCTTTCAATCATCTCAATACCGCTCGTGCTATGATAAAGCATCCAAGGACTGATCTTACCAGTAGTAATCACATGACAGAGTTTGTTACGATTGCCATAACGCAAGTAGTCGTGACTCTGTATACCTTCACTCTTTGCAAGTGTGATCGCAGTTTCAATACTACGAGCAATAGCATCAAGTGGATCTTCTGTCTTAAGATGATCAATGATGAACTTAGTGTAGGTTGTATCGCTGCACCAGTTGTCAATACTGACTGAGTTTTTGAGTAGCCAATCAGCATAACGATTTACGTTCAAAACATTTACATTGACACAATAATGACCGAACTTGACAAACGCTAGGTAATATGCACTCTTTGTGAAGTCAAGATAAGTCCGAGCCTTCTTAGTCGCGGTGTTCTTTTTGTAGAACTCTAACCAAGATTGGAAGCCAATACGATTTCCTGCTTGGTCTTTGTCTTGCCACCTACGCTTGTTTTCACAGAGGTGAGTAGCAATAGATGTCTCACGCTGAAACGATCTATTACAGAACTCGCAACCGAACTTAGGTTCAGTTGCCCCAGTCTTGTTCGTAGTCTTCAATGTCTTGGTCTGCAATAATGCCACTTAATGTCTCAATCTCATCAAACTTCAGGGTAGGAAACTTATTAGCAAGATACATCTTTTTACGGTGTTCGTCAACATATTCCTCACTCAATAGGGTAAGGTCACTGTCACTCGCTCTAGGATAAATCTTCTTGTAGTATTCTTTGATCTCTTTAGTCTTTGGCTTTTCTCGTAACTTTGCTACCTTGTCCTTGATATGAGGTATCCACTGATGGAACTGTTTCCCCACACCTGGACTTGCGGCACATAGCATTAGCCATTGTAGCTTAGGATGCTTTTGCACATTCTCATTGAACAGATACTTGTTCGCATGATAATCAGTGCTTTGTAGATAGTAAGACTGAATGTCTTTATTACCATTCACCGCACTGACCCAATGTAACATCATGAAAGGTACAAACTTCTTCTGCTGTTCAACAGTTAGTCTATCGTAATAACCATAGTCTTTCTTGTCAATAGCAATG